TCCCGTCTGCGTGGGGGCCGTATCAGTCCTCGACCGGCGCCTACGGGTTGGCGTGGTGCGCGTCGTTTCAGGATTGGGCGCTCAAGCGGATCACCGGCCACGGCTTCGGCTCGGCGAACGACGCGTACGTGCCGACGATCGCCGAACATGAACGCGCGGTCGGCGGCATGGCCGCGAAGCCGAAGTTCGGCTCGTTCGTCGCGTTCCTGACGAACCGCTACGAGCTCTCGACGAGCTACCACATCGGTTTCGTCGTCAAGGTCACGGCGTCCGGTGTCCAGACGATCGAGGGCAACGCGACGTCACCGTACGGCGGCGTCGTCAAGGAAGTGTGGCGCCCGTACTTCGCTTACAAGATGGTCTACCTCGACCATCGCGGCGTCGCATAGCGCGACAGCCGAGTCGGAGATCGCGACAACTCATGCGTGGGGGCGTCTGCCGCTTCACCAGGGCGACGCTCCCGCGCTCCTAGCCCGAGGTCGACTGATGACTCAGGTAGATGCTCAGGGGACGGCAGGAGCCGTCTGGCGCGACAAGCAGGCGCTGACGGAGGCGCTGCGCGCGAACGGCTGGTCGAACCGCGAGACCGCCCGCTCGCTCGGCTGCGGCGAGACCGTGATCCGCAGCTGGCGGAAGAAGCACGGCATCGGTGGGCCGAAGTCGCGCGGCGGCGGCAACGCTCAGGACGCGAAGGCGGAGAAGCCCGGGTTCGAGGTTGACGGCGACAGCGCCCGCATCGTCACCGAGGCGGGGGTGGAGCTCGGCGACGTCGAGACGCTGATCCGAGACCGTGGCCTGAACCCTGCGGATTGGGACGTCGAGCGTGTGAAGGTGAACGAGTGGGAGTCCTACGCCGGCCGCGACGAGCCGTTCGGCAACCCGGAGACGGTGACGCTCAGGCAGTTGACGGTGCATCTGCGCCGCCGCAAGACGTGGGACTTCCTGCTCCCGGCGACGCCGCTGCAGCGCGGACGTGTCTTCCAGACACCGAAGCGGCAGCCTCGCGGACGCAACACGCCGTGGCTGGAATGGGTCGGCGGCGACCAACAGTGGCCCTACGCGGACGAGCAGCTACACCGCGCCGTCTGCCGCTGGCTGAACGACCTGCAGCCGGACGGCATGTCGCTGACCGGCGACTCGCTCGACTTCCCGACGATCAGCCGTCACGACGACCGGCCGCACTGGAACGCGACGCCGCAGGAGTGCGTCGACGCCGCCTACCGCGGCCTGCTCGAGTACCGCGAGGCCGCGCCTGACGCACGTATCCGGAAGCTGCGCGGCAACCACGACTGGCGGATCGAGTCGGAGATGCTCAAGCGGGCGGAGCGTCTGTTCGGGCTGCGGCCAGCGCGACTCGACGACGAAGACGAGCCGCTGCCGCTCTACTCGGTGATCCGGCTGCTTCGGCTCGACGAGCTGGCCGTCGATCTGTGCGGCGTCGAGGGCGACAAGTGGGAGTTCGGGGAGATCGAGCTCGCCGACGACGTGATCGTCCGGCACCGTCCGCCGTCGCAGATGAAGGTGGCCCGGTTGAACCGTTCGGTGGTCGCCGGGGATTCGCATCGGCAGGCGATCCAGCACGTCACGCAGTTCGTCGCCGGCGAGCCGGTGGTCAGGACGCTGATGCAGGTCGGGACGTTGGCGCAGGCGCGCGGCGGTCTCGGCTACGCGGTCGACGCGGACTGGCAGCAGGGGTTCGGGACCGTCGCGCTCTTCCCGGACGGGACGCGCGCGTTCGATCTCGCGAGGTGGGACGGCCGTGCGCTGACGTGGCGCGGCCAGACGTGGAAACCATGAGGCAAGGGGTAGACATGAACGAGCACTACTCAGGATCGTGCGGCTGCGACGAGAAGATCTGTGTCGCCGCCGTGAACGGACAGCCGGGAGCTTGCCCGCGCGGCGGGCGCGCTGAACGGCTGATCCCGGTGCGGATCGAGACGCGCGAGCGCGTCGCGCCCGAGCCTCCGACGCGTCCGACCGAGGTCGCCGCGCAGCTGGTCGACGGCGATCGCCAGGACGCCTACGGGCACCCGCTCGTCAACCACGAGCGGATCGCCGCGTTCTGGACCGTCAGGCTGGCGGAGAAGCTGCAGCACGGCCAGGTGATCGAGCCGCACGACGTCGCCGCGCTGATGCGGCTGGCGAAGGAAGCCCGCCTCATGCAGACCGAAGGGCACGGCGACTCGCTCGTCGACCTCGCCGGATACGCGGACGTCGAGCACGGCATCCACGACGGCTACCGGACGCTGCCGCCTTCCCCGTACTCGTCCCGGTTCGGATTCCGCAGAGGGGAGGTGTAGACGATGAACCTGCTCTCGAAGACGAAGGCGCTGCTCGCGCGCGTCCCGGCGCCGGTCCGCAAGGCGGCGGAGCATGTGGCGCTGGTCACGGCCGCGACGTTCGTGGCGACCGCGAAGCCGCTGCTGCCGCAGCTGCTCGACGAGCCGTCGCTCGCGGTCGGCAAGGCGATCACCGTGGCCGCAGCCGCGGCCGCTTTGACGGCTGGCGCTCACGCGGCGCGCGCCGCGCTCAAGTCGCTCGCTGCGGCCTGGTCGAAGGCGTAGAAGATCCCGCGCCCTCGGGCGCGGTGCGGGCGGGCCGCGCTGCCGCTACCCCCGGCGCGGCCCGCCCTGACACTTTTGTCAGGTTGATTGAACAGTCAGACACGAAGGTTGTGTCACTTTCAACGTGTTACAACCTCCATCCACTTGTGCATGATTGAAGACGACGGCGGGGGGGTCGGATCGACCCGAGGTTGCCCCTAGCACCTTCGGTGAGATCCTCCCCCCGCCGTCGTCAGCAGCCCTCTCCGGCCCGGATCTATACGGCCGCGAGCAGTGCGGCGTCGGCGTACCGGCGCTCGCCCTCTTCGCGTACGCACTGGCCGACGTGGTGCAGGTAGCCGGCCGTGGTCGCGTCGGCGACGAACTCGTCGGCGCCGTAGTCGAGCCACTGCGCGACGTCGTGCCACGCAGTCAGACGGACGCGCGCCTCGCGAACTTCGACGCTGATGTCGTGATCGTGCATCGCTACCCCCGTAGCTCTGGAATGGCTCGACTGTAGCCAAATCATCCGGACGGATCGAACGGCGGCCACGTCCCGTCAGGGAGGGGCCGTCTCCGGCCTTCGAGTGAGAACTGAATCAGGAACCTCCCTGATGGTGGCGAAGTCCCTGCAAACAAGCCGAAACGGGGAGATGGTCAGCTGATCCAGGCGATCTGCAGCCGTTCGCGCACTTCGATGCCGCGCGCGTGTGACCCGCCGCGGACGCGGGCAGGCTGAACCTCGATCCGGTCTACCTGCAGCCGCAGCGCCCGCTTCTTCACCTCGACCGCGAGACGCGGCCAGAGGGCGAGCACGTCGCGTTCGATCGGCGCGACCGTCTGCGCCAGCCGTTCGAGATCCTCGGCCTCTTCGAGTCGCTGTTCACGCTCTGCGCTGTAGCGGGCGAACTGCCGCTGGTACTCGGCGGCTTCGAGCGACCCCTTCACGAACCGCTGGTCGGCGATCGCGTCCAACGCACGGTCGAGCTCTTCGACGCGCTGCTTCGCGCGCTGCGCGCGCCGCATCCAGTCTGCCTGCTGCCGGGTGCGCTTCAACCGTCCGCCGTGCGGCATCCGTCGCGGGTCGAAGCGGGCACGGAAGCGATCCTCGACGTAGGCGTCGGCGGCGTCGGCGGTGATCGCCACCGGCGTCTCGCACCACTCGGAGCCGGACTGGCGGGTGCGGCAGCGGTAGACGGCACGTCCCTTCTGCTGCTCGTAGCGCATCGGCGCGCCGCAGCCCGAACACACGATCAGGCCGGACAGCAGCCTCGTCGAGCTGTGCCGGTTGATCTTCGACGCGCGCCGTCCGGCGGCTTGGACGGCCTCCCACTTCTCGCGCGGCACGATCGCCTCGTGGACGGCCTCGACCAGTTCGCCGTCGGCGAGCCGGACCAGTCCGCCGTAGAGCGGGTTGTGGAGGACGTCGCGGATCGACGACAGCGCGAAGAAGGTGCCGCCCTGCTTCGGCCGGTGCCCCTGCCGCCACAGCGCGCCGCGGATCTGCCCGTACCCTGCGCCGCGGAGCCGCTCGTCGTACATCAGCCGGACCGCTGCCGCCTCCGCGTCCTCGATCCCGACGATCTCCGCCTTGTCGATCCGGTAGCCGAGCATCGGCCGTGCGACGTGCGCGATCCCGCGCCGGCGGCGGTTCGCGTGGACGTTCTTCCACTCTTCGCTGATCCGCTCCGACTCGAACTCGGCCAGGGCG